CAAATAAGAATGATGAAACGGCTGAAATCGTCGTTATTGTTGATCAGAACTTGAGCGTTCGGACCACCGATACCAACGCCAATCGCTTGAGGACCGAAGAAGTAACCTTGAGCGGCTTCTTTCACGTTATAGGTAGAACCACCGTCAAAGGAAGTGCTGATGCTCTTGATCGGGAAGTTGGTGGATTCGAAGAACTTAACGCCTTCAAACTGCACACCAGTCGGCATAACAGGTTCGCCAGCCAGGAAGTAGGCTTGACCGGCCTGGGGGCCTTGGTAGAAGCTAGCGTTGTTAGGCAGCATGGGGTTGCCCATGTACATGCCTTGACCAGGATTACCAGCGTAACGAGCAATCTCACGGAAGTCAGGGTCACGACGCAGGTGCATCATGAACGTGGGATCGCAAATACAACGATACAGACCATCGGCATAGGTCGGAACGTTGCGCTTGCGCAGGTCCTTAACAACGGTCAGCAGGTCGGTACGCACCTGGAACTGCTGCAGGTCAGCGGTGTATTCAGTACCAGTGTAGGAGATACGCCCGGAAGAATCCTTAACCTTGTTACCAGCGAAGTAGTAACCGCCTTGAGTTGTGGAAGCAGCACCGTTGGCTTCAGCTTTGGCGAGTTCATCAATGAACACGCGGTCACGCCAGCGGCGATAGTCGTCAAGCAGCGTCAGGCTACCGATCGACTGGTGGAACATATTCAGGTTGCCGGTATCCAGCAGCATGCGCTGAGCGGTAACCAGTGTTTCGCGAGCAATCTTGAATGTGCTGGGCTGAGTCGGGTCGCCCGGATCCGCAGGACCGGTGTACTCCTTAAGCACCACCAGAACTTTCTCTTTGGTGATGTTACGGCTGTTAGCGGTACCAATCGTTTGGTCAGCAATACGCTCACGGCTGTCCTTAGTACCAGGGGTACCCCAGAACTTGTAGCGGTCTAACTGAACGGTTTGACCAGGCTGACGTGTGAAGTCGTGGACAACCACGGGCTCCACAGCCATCTCAGCGATGTACGCAGGGTGAGGACGATAAAGTTCCGCACCTAAAATCTTTGGAAAGTCGTTATCAATAAACACTTTGTTTTATCCTCCAGTGTCGCAGGAAGTGTGTTGTCAGGTGAAAGATTCAGACATGATTATGTCTTATCTAACACAAATTTTAGCAGCCCGTAATTTAATATTACATGTACCGCGTGGTTGCATACGGAGTTACACCGTATTTGGCACTTTGGGTGTTGCTAGAACCAGGAGATTCCGGATCAATAGCCATGCCTTGCTGAAAACCTGGCATGCCCATGGAACCAGGTACAGCGCCAAGAGCAACTCCACCAAGACCAGCGGCAAGTGCAGAAGCAGGTACTAAACCAGCAGCAGCAATTTTACCGAGTCCCCGTGGATCCGTTGCTCCCGTCAGAACGTTGGCCGTCATGTTGGCAGCACCTTGAACAGCTTTGGCACGAAATCCTTCTTGTCGATCAGCCGGGATTGATTTCCTAGCAGAAGAAAGAAGAGCGCCAATTCCCCTTGGCTCCTCACGTGTTCCAGTCAGATGAGTTTCTGCAGCTTCGCGAAGACCTGGGGCATACTTACCAGCGAGTCCACGTGCTGCAAGTAAACCAGCGGCGCCGCCAAGAGTGCCAGCAGCTCCAGCGAGAATTGCGGAACCGGGATCTTCCCCTTGAGAAAGGGCGTACCCACCCGTGGCTAAGCCAGCAGCAGCAGGTACACCGTATTTAAGGAGTGAACGCATGGCTTACTCCATTACAAACAGCTTGTTAGCAACAGTCTGAGGCTGAGCTTGGTTCAGGACGCGCCAGGCATTCTGAGGATCGCGATTCATCATCTCGCCAAAAGTGCCCCAGAAATTCTCAGGTGCTTGCGGAGCAGCAGCTGTCGGGGGAGCAGGGAAGTTGCCAGCTTGGAACTGACCAATCGACTGAGTCGGATAACCGCGTGTCTCAAGTTCCTGCTCGTTTTCGTACACAGGGTACGGACCTTCAGGACCAAAGAACTTAAGCGTGTAATCGCTCAGAACATCGGGATTGGTAAGGATCTCGTTGTAAGCAAGATTCTCTTGATGCTCGTTAACAGCGAAATTAGCGTAACCCTTGATGGTATCAGCGGCGCGGTTTCCCCACGCGACGGCGCTGTCCAGCATTTGCTCCAGGTTTAGAGCGTAGTTGTTCAGCACTGCCGGAGCTTCGATCCCGAACGCGTCCATCACGTACCGACTGTCCTGGCTCATTCCCAGGAGGTCCGCCATTTGGGTTGCCGCCTCCTGCAAGGATTGATTGGAGGAGGTTGGGGAATAGCTGGGCGAGTATGCCTGGTTGGGAGACCAAGTCTGCGGAGCCGATTGTTGCGTAGCTTGGCTGCTGTACTGTCCGTAATTGGCCGGGGTATACGCCGTCGTCGGCTGCGAGGGTTGACCCTGGAACGGGGATTGGACTGGTGCGCTCAGCAGATTCACCACCTTGTTGAACGCCGATTCCCAGGGATTCCCCGCCGAGTCCGCCGCCGGTTGGGATTGGGGGACGTACTGAGTAGGGCTGGATTGGTAGCTGGGGGCTGCCTGAGGTACCGCTTGGGGGTAACTGGTACCCACCTGATACGCCACCGGAGCCGGAGCCTGGTAGCTGGCCGGAGCTGCTTGCGGTGCTGCCACCACGTAGCTGCTCGGAGCGACGGCCACTGGTGCTTGGCTCGTCTGTGGGATCGATTGGACGGTAGCGTCCTGCATAACTCATCTCCTTTTGTAAAGCTTCTAAAGTGCGATATAGATAGGGTGTTAAATCTAATCGCGGGTCCGCAGCCATCGGTAAATCCGGTGATTGCGGATGGGGAGTTTGCATCATTCCCCCCACAAGGCGAGCAAATTGAGAGTATGCACTCTGCAATTCATTCACCATTCTGAACGGAAACCCAGATAACATCTCGGCCCGTTCCTCATCCGTCTTGGACGGGAAGAGGTATTTCAGTGCCTCAATGCTATCAACACCTAACTCCTGTAAGTTGCGTACCACGATGGAGTTGTTCAGGATGTCTTGAGTGGAATCCTCATACACAGGCCCAAGCCAACGCCACTGCATGGTCACATCGCCATCTGGAATCAAACCAGAAACACCGGGCGGGATCTGCTGCGTTTGAAGACAAGCCATCATCAACTGCTTGACCTGATCATCAAATGCACTCATGGCATCGTTGTACGCTGCCAAGTCTTCCGCACTAGATTCCTCTGGAAGATCCAGGGGTTTTTCTAATCCTGCAGCGGCGGCAAGCGTCTCCTTAAATAGACGTTCTTCTTGGTAGATGATCAGTTCAAAACAACGGCAAATACCGTAAGTGTAAATAGCGATTGCCTTTTTCTTGGACGTGGCAGAAACACGACCAAACAGTGACTTGTACTCAGTTGCGGTCACGCCTGCAGAAATTGACAGTTCGTCAACGCCGCCCAGGGCAGTGCGAATTTCTTCTCGGTACTGACGTGCGAAAGAATTCTGGTCGCCAGTGATGGCATCAGGAACAATGTAACCAACACGGTCGTTTGGTTCCAGGTTTGCAATGACGCGTGGAACTCGGATCTGTCCGTCAACACCACGGTGGATTGGATCAGCCTTGAATCGGGATTGACTTAGTCCACTGGGACCACTAAACCCAGAGTTGGCTGCGATAGAAGGACGCTGAACAACGTTCTCGCCACCGGCCTCCATTAAGTCAGTCTTGGGCCTGGAGGAAAGAAGCGTAGGGTTACCAAAGAACTGCACGTTCTTACGCATGGTGCGAACCATTTCATCATGCGTGCAGATGTGATTGGCTAACGCTTCAAATTCACCAACACCTTCAGTAGAGAAACCCTTGACGTTATGGAAAATTTCTACGCAAGGAATAAAGCCCAGCGTATTTGTAAACGTTTTTGTTCTACCAAAATTTGCTTGGTAGTTGCTATCAAACGACAGCTCACCTTCTGAGTGAGTTTCTTCAATCGTTTTGCGTTTGATTGAAAGGCGGATGTAACGCTTTGCGCCGCCCTGTCCCATGGTGGCCGGACCACTTAAACTTGCGGAATCAATGTCCTGCTGGTAACCAAACCCGTTCTTGACTTTGTAGCTGTAGATGATTACAACTTCATCAAGCTCGCCATCAATGTTATAATAGCTACGATATTCATGCTTGCGAAAGTAGTAAAGACGATAGTTGT